TGATCGCCTGGACCTCGGCCTGTGTCGGCGGGTCCGTGATGGTCTGGTTCAGATCGGCCTCGGCCGCCTGCTCCGGATTAGCCGTCGCGCTGGCCGCAACGCCGTCCAGCTTCGTCCCATCGGTCGACACATCGCGGCCGTCGACGGTGCCGACGTTCGTGATCGTCTGCCCGTTCATGTCGGCCGTCGCAGTGAGCGCGGCGAGGGCCGCCCGGACGTTCGCTTCGTCCGTTACGTCCGCAGCGGCTTCTATCGCGTCGAGCTTGGTGATTTGCGCGGCGGTGGCCAGGCCCTTCTGCCCGGCGGTGGCGTCCTGGATATCGTCATCGCCGTTCGTGTGACGAGTTGCGTGACTCGATACATCCACGCCGTTGATCGAGAGGCCCCCCCAGGCCGCGCCGTCGTAGGCGACGAGTATGTCCTCGTCCTCGATGTACATCAGCCAGCCCTCTTGGGGCGTGGAGAAGAGCCAGCCGTCGTAGTACATGGCGATCTCGTCGTCGTGGCCAGCCCAAGCGCCCGTGCCGGTCGCCTTGACGAGGTAGCGGTCGCCGTTCGACTCGCCGCCGGGGGGAGTGGTGAGGCCCCGGTCGATGATGCTGAGCATGACGAGGCTGTCGAGCCGGTTGATGGCCTCGTTGTGGGTTACCTCGCCGCTGGCCTGGCCCTCCACGAGTCGCGGGAGCTCGAGGTTCTCTGTGTCAGCCATCATCCACTCCTTCTCTAGGCGGCGGCGACGTCCACCTCGGCCACGCGGCCCCGGCCTACATCGTCGCCGATCTGGAATATCTGGAACGTCAGGGCATCGCCTGGGGTGAGCCCGTCCGCGGTCTGCTGAGCCGCCGTATAGGTGGCCGTCTTTGAGCTCCCCGCGGAGATAGTCCGGAGCACGTTGTCGCCGCCGTCCAGGATGTCGATCTCGTAGGCCTCCGTCGTCTCCAGGAGCGGCGCTGCGAGCGGGCCGAAGAGCCTGAAGGGCACGCGTGAGCGCCGCTGCCAGTCGATGGTCAGGTTGTTACTGCCATCCCAGGAGGTCTCGATGTGGCACGGCGCGAACGGACGGCGCGTCAGGCCATAGATGAGCTCGCCCTGCGAGGCGATGTCGTCGACGTCCGCCGTAGCCGCCACCGCCTTGAAGTAGCGCGTTGCGCCGGCGGCCGAAGCGTCGTACTCCTTGAACTGGATGCCGGCGGATGACAGGAGGACGAAGGCGTCGCCATCGGAATGCACCATGTCGTTCTCGGTGTTCCGGAGGCCCCGGAGAAGCGTCGAGAGCTGATATGTGTAGTCGGATACGAGCGTCGCGGTCTGGAAGGCAATGATCTCCGTGCCCAGCGCCGCCCGGTTGGCGCCGTTGAGGACCTCGATCTCCGTCTTGCTCTCGAGCTCGCCGTTGTAGAGGCGGACCGTGACGGTGTTCGTCCGATCCCAGTAACCGTGAGGCCCCGCGGCGACTGCGCCATCCACCTCGCCCATGACGGCCTGCTGGAAGCCGCGGTCCGCGCGATCCCTGATGAAGTTCACGTCGTCGAGACTCGAGTAGAGCGTCGCCCCGAGCCAGGTGGCGGTGCGATCGTGGAGGCACATCCCGACATAGACGCCGAATCGCAGCGTGTCGGCCTCGGTCATCGGCGGCAGATCCAGGACCTGCAGCAGCACGGTCGGGGGCATGTAGATGACGGGCTCGTCGAGGTCGAGGGAGTCGGCCGAGCCGGTCTGACTGTGGACGGAGGTCTCCTCAACGACGCCCTCGAGCAGGAGCAGGTGGTTGTGGCCACGGTCGATCTTGCGCACCAGCACCGTGTAGCTCTCGCCCTCGAGGGTGAGCGCAACCAGGTCGTTGACCTGGATGTGGCCGTAGGAAGGGGGCAGCGCGAACTCGACCACCTGGCGGTTGATCCACGGGGCCCAGAGCTCGCGCATGGCCAGCTCGCGCGCCGTCTGGGCCGTCATCACCATGGGCAGGTTGACGGCGACCGTCGAGCTCGTCGGGCTGTTGATGCGCCGCTCGCGCTGGCTGCCCTGCTGGTAGTTGTTGGCGGGATCGATGAACTGGACGTTCACCTCGCCCGGGAAGTCCACGCCCATCACGTCCGAGATCTGCGCCGGCCGGGGCGCGTCCTGTCCCGCGTCGTGCGCAGCCAGGTCATCGGCGTCCGGCGTCTCGGTGTCGAGCGAGTCGCGGTGCTTGAAAACCAGCTTCCCCTCGGACTCGGTCATGACGACGTTGTGGGCGAGCATCAGCGGCTTGAGGATGCTCTTGGTCGCTTGGGGCCCCGGGATCGCGTAGCCGCGCACGTTGCCCGAGAGCGCCGACACGTCGTACTGTGCCGCGACGAGCCCCGTCCTCTTCAGCAGGTCGCCGATCGCGCTGCCGATCGTCTTGCTGGTGTCCTTCTTCACCAGGAAGGAGAGCTGGGGCGGGCGGTTCCCGAAGTCGGCCAGGGCCAGACGTTTGAGCACCACATAGGCCGTGTGCCGAAATGCCGGCACGTCGCCGGTGCCCTCGTAGGCCTCGATCAGGTCGTCGGGGTCCTGCGAGCCGCTGCCCGTGTAGACGGTGACCGACTCGACGCGCTGGGCGCTGAAGCCGGGGAGGTCCTGGTCGAGGGTGATGGTGTTGCCGGCGGCCTCGCCACTGGTGGACGCTGTGACCGGAAGCTCCAGGACGAGCTCCGTCGCCCCCGAATCCAGCGTCGCGGCCGACTTGCACCGGAACGTCCCGTTGTAGTCGGTCTCGGTCCAGCCGGCGACCACGACATCCTCGCCGCTCTTGAACTGCGACAGGTCGGGCCCGCCGTCCGGGGACGTAATCACCAGGCCCAGGCGCCACAGGAAGGGCACCCGGAACCCGGAGCTCCAGAGACTGAAGGTGCTGCGCCAGTGCTGACGGACGGTCGCCGTCAGCTGATTGCTGGAGATGTTGATGTCGGGGTCCGCGTCGTAGAGCAGCTTGCCGTCCGCCCAGATCTCCTGGACGCTCTGGATCTCCCCCTCGCACAGCGCCACAGCGATGTCAACGAAGTAGGAGTAGGTCGTCACCGACTGCGAGTGGCCCCCGCCGCCCTTGCCGCCCCCCTCGACCTCCTCCTGGTTCTTCACCTCGATCAGGTCGGAGATCCAGATGACGGTGCCGGCGATGCGGTTCTCGGGCCCGATGCAGTAGTGCTTCGGGCTCCCCTCGCTGGCCATCTGCAGGGCGATGTCGCCCAGGCGCGGGGCCTCGATTTCCGGCTGGCCGAAGATGGCGGGGAACAGCCAGCGGTTGTCGACGTAGCCGCCGATCATGCTGCCGATCATCGCGCCGGCCGGGCCCGCAGCTGCGCCTATGGCGGTAAAGGCGATCGTCGCCACTACTCGAGTCCCCGGAACCTGAAGACGGCGCAGATCCGGCGCCGCCAAGCCTTGGTCAGATGCGTCTCGACGACCTTCCCGATATGCGCGTAGGTGTGGATCATGCCGACGTCGCTCTTGATGGCGATGTGCTGGGGCCGCTTCGTCCTCTCGGAGATCCAGAAGACCAGGACGTCGCCGAGCTCGGGCTCCGCGCCCTCCTCGACTCGGTCGAGGACCTTCTCCAACTCCTCCAGCAGCGTGTGGCCGTCCGGGTGCCTGGAGTAGCTGCGGTTGTCGTGCTCAAAGAGGCCCAGCGCTCGCGCCACGCCGACGAGAAGGCCGATGCAGTCCACGGCCACGCCCTTGACGCGGGCCTGGTGGTGGAACCTGGTGCCGACGTAGCTGCGCGCCTCGTCGACGATCTCCTGCCGGGTCGCCATCACTTCGCCCTCGGGCTCTGCAGCATGCGGTCGTTCCCCGGGATGAAGGGGAAGCCGCCGAAGTTGTCCAGGTTGCTGAACTTGTCCTTGCACGTCGCCTGCAGCTTGTCGCAGCCGGCGCTGATGTCGAACCCGTCCGCGACCCCGATGTCATAAGGGGTCGGGAGCTGCAGCGTGATCGCCGTGGAGCCCCCCACGTCATGCAGCTTCACCTCGTGCTCGAGCCCGTCGTTGCTACCAGAGGTCCAGGTCAGCAGCCCGAAGGTGAAGTAGCCATCCGCCTTGGTAAGACCAGAGACGGTGAAAACGCGGCGCTGCGTGGTGATGGCAGCGACGGTGCCGCTCTCCTTGTAGGAGCTGAGAGTGACGCCGCAGCGGCTGTCACCCACCACGTGCTGACACGTCCGGCTGTAGAGGTCGCCGACCTTCGGGTTGAGCCACCTGGTCAACCCCTCGACGCGCGCCTCCCACTGCTCGCCCGAGAAGCGGATCTCCGCGAGCCAATACACCATCGTAGTGATGGCCCCCGCCCACGGGTACCGCCAGTCCACGAGCATCTGTGTGACCTTGGCCTCGCGGTAGAGGCCCGCCCGGAGGTCGTCGTGCGTGATGGCCGCGGCGTCGAGCACGCCAAGGAGTTCGCGGTTCTGGTCCTGCAAATTTGCCCCCGCCTGTATGGCCGAGGCGCTGAAGCCGCCGGTCGGCGCGTAGGCATCGCCGTCGACGGTGAGCTCCTTGTCGTGGTCGGTGAAACGGAAGATCGTACCGTCCGTCCGCTCGATCTCCCAGCAGGAAGCGAAGCGGTGGGTCCGCTGCTCGAGGAGGGCCTCGATGTTCGCGTCAAGCGCCAGCGACATGGCTAGGCGGCCTCCACATAGGAGTAGACGGAGCCCACCCAGGCGGCAACGCCGGCGTTCTCTGTCTTCATTCGCGGCTTGGCGAGGATGACATGCCCGCTCGTCGCCACCGCGTGCTCGGCATCGTCCGACTGGCTGTCCGGGTTGGTCATCTCGAACGTGGCCTTCACGGCCGTGTTGCTGATCTCCATCGTGAGGTAGCCCCACACCCACGTCTGCGAGCTGTGGTTCATGTTCGTCTCGGTGTAGGCCCCGCCGTAGATGCCGGCGCGGATCTTCAGCTGCGTCGTGCTGGCCTTGTAGAGCTCGACATAGACCTGCCCCCCGTTGTCGCGCTCGCAGATGATCTGCTGCCAGCCCTTCGTCGCGGGCTGCCCGGGGCAGGAGAGGTACTCGCGGACGCGGAAGTAGTTGTTGACGAACATGGGGTCTTTGACCCACTCGGCCGAGCCCCAACCGGTGAGCCCGGGCGACGGCTTGATGTAGCCGCCGGAGCCGGTGAAGACCTCGAGATTATCGACGCTCTTCCAGTCCGATCCCAGGGCCCCCGCTGCGCCGCCGAAGTCGTCGTCCATCATGTCGGGGATCAGGTTGAAGGTGTTGACGGCACAGTACCACGTACCGTTGGCGGTGGCGTTGTTGGAGAGATAGACCTCCGCGGCCTCCCACTGTGCGAGCGTCACGAGCGTGTTGTTGCCGGCGTCCTCTATATCGAGAGTCGGCACGCCCACGTTCATGATGACGAACCTGGGGCCCCCGGTCGGGATGTTGAGCGCCGAGGGGAGGACCACGGCCAGGCTAGTGGTCGTGGGATGGATCAGCCAGGCGCGGTTCGCCCCGAAGACGAGCGAGAAGTCGCCGGAGATCGCCTGGTAGGCTGCCCCGCCCCTGAAGGTCTCCTCGCTTATCACGAAAGGGCTCCATCGATCCCGAACCAGGTCTTGGTGGTGCCGTCGTAGCCGACGTAGATGGTCATGGCGTTGTCGGGCGCGATCGTCCCGAGCGTGTTGCCATCCGCATCAGTGACGGTCAGCGTTTCGGTGCTGGTGCTGTCGTTCACCAGGACGAAATACGGGCCTCCCGGCGGCAGGTTGGTGATGGTCGGCAGGATCAGCTTCAGGCTGGCCGTCGACGTCACGAAGGTCTGCACGAGGCCCTCGGCCACCGACAGCGAGTAGTTGGCCGAGATGGAGGACTCGGAGGCGCCCCCTGCATAGGCCTCCTCGGAGAGCTCCCCTTCGTCGATGATCTCGACCAGCGGGATCTCCGCGGAGCGTATGTCGTAGGCCTCGATGGATGCCTCCAGGAGCTCGTCGATCGCCCGGCCGAACCGCACGGGCACGTCGAACTCGCAGCCGGCCGTGATGACCTCGTTGAGCGCGGGCGCCGAAGAGAAGGTGACGATGCCGGTGGTCGTGTTGACCGTCCAGCCCGACTCCTGGGCCGCGCCGTCGATGGCCACGACGGTCGTATCGGCAACGGGCTTGGTGATGTTCCGCGTTCGGGTCACGCCGCCGCTGGTGTACTTCTTCACCAGCTGGAACCGCGTCTCCGAGCCGTCGCCCACGCCGATCTGCTGATCCCCGTCGTCGGGATCGTCCTGGCCGTCGCTGGCGGTCGTGAAGTCGGACCAGTCCTTGTAGCGGAAGCCGTAGGCCGCGCCCTGGCGGGCCAGGTAGAAGGCGATGAGGTCAGCCAGGTTGTCCTGGCTCTTGACTCCCCACGCGACATCGTAGCGCCGGCGGGCGCTCGACCACCGTGCGATGCGCTCCTCGGCGCCGGAGTCCACCTCGATGATGGCGGTGCTGTGCCCGGGGCCGCCGCGGCTGCCGTAGCTGATCTGGGGTGGGAACTGCACCTCGTGGAAGCCCACAGGTCACCTCCTACATACCCAGTCGTCGGCGCAGCTCTCTCATGATCTGTGTCTGGGAGCGTCTGAAGCTGTCTGCGTCGGGGGTGTTGACCGTCATCTTGACTATCGTCTGTCCGCCGCCCTGCACCCCGAGCTTGCCGTCCGGTCCTCGCTCCAGGGGCATCACCGCCTCGGGTCCGTTCTCGCCCATCAGACCGGTCCGGCCCCCGGACATGGGGAAGCGCGTGGGCCCTGAGACTATGCCCCCGGCCGCGAAGGGTACGACGTTGCCGGCGTCGAGCACCAGGCCGTAGGCGCCCGCCGCGGCGGGCCGCATGATCGCCCCGCTGATGGCCCGGGAGATGGTCTGCGTCACCACCTGCTGGAAGACCAGGCGCGTGATGCTCCGGACGAGGTCCTCCACGGCCTCCCTGGCTGACTTGGCGTCGAAGATGATGGACTCGAAGGCGTGGCCAAACGCGTCGCCGACGCCCTCCGCGACCGTCTGCAGGCGTTCGAGCTGCTCCTCGGTCAGCCGCCGCACGCTGGCGCTCGCCCGGTCGGCGCCGTCATCGATCGCGTTCATGGCATCCCGGCTGCGGACCTGCATGATCTGCGCCGCCTCGGCCGTGCCCAGGAACTCGTCGTAGACCTGATCGAGGCCGGATATGACCGTCCCGATGTCCTTGGTGAGGAAGTCGGTGAAGGACCCGCCCTTCCTGTCGCCGCCGGCGAAGTCGGCTTCGATCTGCCTACGGATCGCGGCGTCCTGCTCAGCGATCCTCTTGCGCGCCGCCTCATGCTCCGACCATACTCCCGCCAGCGCATCGCCCGTGCTGCCACCCGCCGCGTAGCCGGCTGCCGAGGTCTCGAGGCCCTTGATGATCTTGTCCAGGCCACCGAACTCCAACTCGCCGGTCGGGAGCCCCGCCGTCGCCAGCATGCCCCTGCCGATGACGTTGCCCCGGAACTTCTTCGTGAACTCGTTGTAGATGGAGGTCATCTGCTTGAAGACCTTCTCCACCTGCTTCAGCATCCCTGCGGTGACCGTCAGCGCCGTGTGCGCCATCGCCCGCCACGCTCCGGCGAGGACCTCGAAGGCCGCCTTGCCGCCGGTCTCGACGTAGGTGTAGAGGTCCTGGAAGGCCATGATGCTGGTCTGCAGCGTGAGCTGCACGACCTTGAACTCGTCATAGAGATACCGCCCGAACTCGAGAGCGGCTACGGCGGTGCCGATGGCGGCGACGACGGCCAGCACAGGGAACAGGGAAGCTGCCAACGCAGGCGCCGCCACGACCCCCGCCTCGATCGCCAGGACGATGTCCCAGAAGGCCCGCGCCGCCTTCACGGCGACGATCAGCACCAGTGTCTTCGCGAGGATGCGCGTCACGTCGGCCGCCCTCTGGGCAGCGGCCGTGTATTCGTCCGCGGCCACCTCGGCGCCGATCAGGATCTTGACCGTGCGACCGGTCACTTCCATCGCCGTGCGCATGCTGCCGGCATACCGGTTGCCGATGAACTCGGCGAGCTCCCCGAACTGGTTGCGGACGAAGGCGAGCGAGCCACCGAACGTATCCCGCGCCGCCGCGGCCGAGCCGCCGTACTGGCGCTCGAGCTCCTCGAGGATCATGCGCTGGGCGTCCGCCAGGCG